TTGCTGATCTGCCGCGGCTTTGCTGGGAAATTGTGATACGCCTCGATGCTGGATTCGCGGACGGCGGTTTTCATTCTGGCTCCGACCGATGTCCGCAGGCATTGCATTCCATCCATGTGCAGTCCGGCGCCGAGTAGTGCGTTGCCGTGACATCGAACAGGTACCGACGTTGCTCGACATCCGTGCTGCCGCACTTCGGGCATTCTGGCTCATCGCCGCCCAGAATAGAATGCCGCAACATTTCCTTCTCGTCGCGCCGCCGCTCCTGATCGTGCTCATACTTGGTCGTCATTGCAACTCCCCATTGTTGTAGGCAAGTTTCAATTCCTCGTAACTGTCGAACTTCTCCGTCGAGCACCGATGCCACCATTGCACCCTGATCGCATGGGGCGCCCTTTCCCGCCGCGCAACGGAATTGACTCCGTGCGCGGCGTTCGTCATGAACTGGTAGAGCTTGCCGGTAGCGTCAGACTTGCTTTCGACAAGGATCATGCGGATGCGGTCAGGCAGCGGCATCGCCCGCGTCCTGCACTTTGACACCAACCGCGGTGAGGCTGATCAGCGCGTCCTGCGATGCGACCTCGACGTCGATGTCCTTCGCAATGTGGCTGCGAGCCTGTGCCTGCGTGGCTGCGCGAACGAGATACTGTTTGTCGCCCTGTTTTACAACGTAGATGCGTGTTGCCATTGCGATGCTCCTCTGTGGTGGGATGTTAGCCTGCAAAGTGTTTCTTGTATTCGCGCTCGATCACGCCGATTTGCTTCTCGGTGAGCGCCGCCGTATTCTTGCCTTCGTCGGTGCGGTCAACGATGCCGCCGAGAAACTCGCTCATCCAGTCTGACAAATCCGACGTTTCCAACAGGGCGGAAAGTTGTTTGATTTGGGTGCCGATGCTGACCATGATTACTTGACCAACTCGGCGCGCAACGTCTTGTAAAGCTCGGTCAATTCCGGCTGCACCGTCACATCGTCAACCTGGCCGATCAGCGTCGCGTGCGCGTCCAGCAAATCAACGTCCTTCGCCTTTGCCGCCTTGGTCAGTTTGTCGGAGACTTGGGCGTAGGTCAGGGAGGGCAACGGATCGGCCGGCTTGGGGCGATCTTCGGTCACTTCGCCGGTTGCCTGGTCAATTGTGCTGACGCCAGCCGCGCGCAACTCGGTAACGCCGGACACCACGAAGTTGCCTTCATCGTCGCTTTCGGCGTCGTACACGTCGCGCGCTTCCTCGACGGTCTGCAAGCCCATTGCAATCTCGGGCGCATAGGCGCGCACCAGCCAAGAGGCGGCGCGGTACATGAGCATTTGCTGCGCCATCGTTTTCCATTTACTGCCGGCCTTTTCGCTCCAGCCTTCATCCTTCGCCAGCTTCATCGTAATGTCGGCGCCGATGATCTTTTCGCCGGTAGACTTCTCGGTAGCGTAAGCGCGACAGCCCCACGTCGGCGTGTCTTTCGTGCCGAAAAACTCGAAGCGCATGGCGGTGAAACGACCGCACTGGTTGAATGTGGCGATCAGGAATTGCGCCGACCAGCCGGGGCGACCGTGGACGAGGTACAGGTTCTGCATCACCATTAACGGATCGGCGCCGATGCGTTGCGCCATGTTGAGCGCAATGACGCAGTTGGACAGGTTGCCTTGGTATTCCTTTGGCACCAGTGTGGACGATGCCAGCAACTTCGCGGCGCGCTGCATCAACTCGAACGATTGCAGGGTGCCGAATCCCATCGAGATAACCGGCATTTGCGATTCCGGCGAAGGCGGCGTGCGCAATGCGGCAAGGCTGGTAACGGCGGGACGATCTTCAAGAACGGCGGACATAGTAGTTTCTCCTTACGATGCCATGCTCTGGGCCGCATGGCGGGCCTAAGACTTCACTTGCGATACTTGCACGTTGCGTATCGCGGACAGTATTTTTTGCTGCAAAGCGTGGACTTTGGATTGCCAAAGAATACGCCGGAATGAATCAGGCGCGCGGCGCTTTCGAGTACACCAGGCGCGCCATCCTCGCCGATCAGCACATCACGCGCGCCAAGGATTGAGCCGCTGCCGATGCGCTGCGCCACGTCCGTCTTGCCCGTTTGCAGGCCGATGATCTGCGCTGGCGCCGTTATTGGTATCCCGCTGGCGTGCTCGGCCAGCAACTCATATACGCCAAGCTGGAAAGCGTGGCCCTGTGTCTTGACCGTGCCATCCGTCATTACGGCGGTCTTGCCGGTTTTCAGATCGGATATACCGTAACCGTCGCCGATCTTGCGCACACGGTCAGTGGTGCCAACGAGCGCAATGCCAAGGTCGGTAATCTCCAGCGATTCGCACCGGACTTCAACGGCGGCGTAGTTCTGCGTTGGCGCGAACGTGGTGCAGTATTTTTTGTGCAGTGCGAGCGCAATCGGCTCCGCTTCCTGCGGACTGGAATCTTCCCAGTCAATCTCGTATTCCGGCTTGTGCAGCGCGTCCACGGCGGCACCTGCGGCCTCGTCAACGGTGATACCCGCGCCGGCCAATGTCGCTGCGTCAAATACCGCCGTGCTCGCGTGGATAGCCGTGCCAAGCTGCGCGGCGCCGGATGATGGTAGGCGCATGTGCAGGATGTGCTTTGCTTCCCAGCGGGCGGGGCAGTCGAATAGCTCGCCGAGCGATGAGGCGCGGATATAGACCGGCTTCATTTCGTCCTCTCCAGAATTCCATTGATAACCCGATGCCGCTCTTCCGTTTCCAGTTCCAGCAGCATCTCCTCAAACCGTTTCCGCGCTTCCTGATTCTTGCGCAAGTCATTGCGCAGATAGTGCTCGATGTCGTTGCAGATGCGGATCTCGCGCCGGAGTCTCCACTTGCGCAAAAGGTACATCATGCAAACGCCGCCCGAATCGCCATGCCAATCGACGCCAGCGCAATGCACCAGCAGAAGCCGACGATTGACCAATAAAGCACCTTGCTTTTGCTATTCATGCTTGCCTCCCAAACTGTGCAGGACTTCATGCCCAAGCCGACGCAGCCGTGCAGAGTCATTCCAGCCACGCGGCTTCGGCGTGTATATATACGTTTCGTCGCCAACATTCAGCGCACAAGCATTGCCGCCATTGCCGCAGAACGCGCCGATCTCGGATTCCTCTTTCCAGAACACGATGATCTTTGCCTGATTCTTGGTCAGCTCCAACGGCTGCGCGTATTGCTTGCTGTCGGACTCCATTGCTTGCGTGGTGTAGTCAAGTCCGGCGCATCCGGCCATCACCACAAGCCCAACTACTGACAGGGCGACAATTACGCGGTCTAGGTTTGGTGTTGTCATGGCTTTACCAGTGCGGCAGGTGGTTCGGGGAGCGGTTGCCAGTGGGTAACCTTGTCGCCGCAATTTTCGATGTAATTCCAAGCCGTATCGAAATCGCCGTCATCGTTCATCAACTTGCACCAACCCGTATATGGCTTACCTTCTTCGGGGCAGTCGTCGTCGGAAGTGAGCAACATAAGCGCGTTCAGATAGCACGCACTTATCACATAGGTTTCCCCGTTGTGTTCGCGGCGAATGGCAACATTGAACTCCTGATAGTTGTTCGGTTTTACGTCCGGCAATCTCTCGCTAGCCGGAATCCACTTCAGCGCCGCTTCTGTCAGTGCGGCGCGAACGCTGCAGTACGCAATCTGCTCAATGCTTCCTTGGCGGTCGGCAAATTGTTGGATGTTGTTGTGTTCCATGTACGCCCACGCGTCCTGCAGCGCCGATTCCAGCTTCGCAACACGTTCCGTAAGGGCGGTGTGGGAGTTGACCGCTTCTACTATTAGGGCGGCGTTGGCTATTGGGTCAGCAACAAAAACTTTGTTTACTTGTGCGATAGCGACGATGTTGCCGTACTCGTCATAAATGCGACGCCCTTGGTGCTTCCACACAAACGCGGAATGCTTCTGCGCTTGGTTCGTCGGCTCGGACTTGTCACCGGCCAAATGTCCTGATTCGGTTGCTTGTGTCATGTGTTCCCTCTCTCGTTTACTTGAACACCGGCATCGCCAGCGCCGCCTCACACTCCTTCGCCGCCGCTGCCATGATGTTACGCACGCGCAGGACTTCTTCGGGCCGCACGCTGATGTGACACTTGCCCAGTTCGGCGTGAAGCTTTTCCAAGTGATTGCACAACTTCAGGATCGTGACCTGATCTTGCGACAGGATTTGCGGCTGCGGTTTCGGCAGCACGTTCACGCCGGACAGTTCATGCAACTTGCGCGCGGCACCGATAAGACGGTCAGGGTTAAATTCACTGTTCACTTTTGGCTCCTATTGGTTTGTAACGCGATATGAGTATTTATCAAAATTGGCAACCTGTCAACAAATAATTTGCAATTTTGATAAAGTTAAATTACGATGCAGGTATGGACATGACCACACTACGCAGAAAACTAAAAGCACTCGATACCGCCGCGCGCGAATCACTGGCAAAGCGCGCACGTTGCGGTGTCGCTACCATTCATCGCATTGCCAACGAGCAGGACTATCTGCCGTCGATGCGGACGTTCGCCAAGTTGTGCGCGAAAGTCAAATGACCTCCCATCCGCGCCTGAACGAGCGCCGGTTATCACTTTCCGGCGATGGCGCGGACTTTCGCGCGGCCTGAAAGGGTCGCGCTTTTTTATTCGATAAAGGTGCTAAATGATTGACTGGCAGAAAGTGGTACTGGACTTGCGGCGCACAATGTCTTGCCGCGCCATCGACAAGAAGCTAGGCCGGCATCTTGACTACACGGCCAAGATCGCACGCGGGGAAATTGTCGAACCGCGTTATTCGGATGGGGTTAAATTGTTGGAACTTCATGGGAGGATGATATGAGTTACGAGACTTTCCTGGCCGAACGAAGCCAGCGCGGTTCCGACTCTGGGTTTAAGCCAGTGTGGGTGCCTGATTTTCTTTTCGACTTCCAGAAACACATCGTTGACTGGTCGGTGCGCAAGGGCCGCGCTGCCGTATTTGCCGATTGCGGATTGGGCAAGACGCCTATGGGCCTTGTGTGGGCCGCGAACGTCAATCAGAAAACGAACAAGCCGGTGCTGTATCTGACGCCGCTGGCTGTCGGCGCGCAAACCGTGCGCGAAGCTGAAAAGTTCAGCATTGAAGCCACGCACTCACGCGATGGCAAGATCAATAGCGGCATCGTAATAACCAACTATGAGCGCCTGCATTACTTTCAGCCGAAAGACTTTGCCGGCGTGGTATGCGATGAATCCTCAATCCTGAAATCGTTTGCCGGTGCGCGCAAACAGGAAATTACCGCCTTCATGCGCCAAGTGGATTACCGCCTGTTGCAGACTGCGACCGCCGCGCCGAACGATTACATCGAACTCGGCACCAGTTCCGAGGCGCTCGGCTATCTCGGCCACATCGATATGCTCAATCGGTTTTTCAAGAATGATCTGAATAACTCCGCACAAGGCCGGATGCGTGGCGAGGTTATCAAGTGGCGGCTGAAAGGTCACGCCGAGGTTCCGTTCTGGCGTTGGGTGTGCTCTTGGGCCATAGCCGTGCGGCGTCCGTCGGACTTAGGATTCAATGACGACCGCTTTATTCTGCCGCCCCTGAATGAGATTGAACACCTGGTCGATACCGACAACCTGCGCGACGGGATGCTGTTTGCATTACCCGCTGTCGGTCTGAAAGAGCAGCGCGAGGAACGGCGCAATACCGTGCAGGAGCGTTGCGGCGAAGTTGCCAAGTTGGTGAACGATACCGGCGAACCGGCGCTTGTATGGTGTCACCTAAACGACGAGGGCGACATGCTGGAAAGCATGATACCGGATGCGGTGCAAGTGGCCGGATCGGATAGCGACGACCGCAAAGAGGAAAGGCTGGAAGCGTTCGCAATGGGTAAGGCGCGGGTATTGATCACAAAGCCGAAAATTGGCGCTTGGGGCTTGAACTTCCAGCATTGCAACCACGTTACATTTTTCCCCTCGCACTCGTTCGAGCAGTATTACCAAGCGGTGCGGCGTTGCTGGCGCTTCGGTCAAAAGCGCGACGTGCGCGTGGACATCATCACGACCGATGGCGAGCGCGGCGTTATGAAAAACCTGCAACGCAAGGCAGATCAGGCAGATCAAATGTTTTCGCGCCTGGTCGCTGAAATGAATCACGCCAAGGGCATCACGCAAGTAAACCAAATGACAAAACGAGTGGAGGTTCCATCATGGCTGTAAAAGATCAGACGATTACCGACAAGTTTGCAATCTACAACGGCGACTGCATCGAGGTTATGCAAGACATGCCGGATGCCAGCATTGGCCTGTCAATCTATTCGCCGCCGTTCGGTGGCCTGTACCACTATTCGAGCGATCAGCGCGACCTGTCAAACTCGGACGATTACGAGGGGTTTCTGGAGCATTACGGTTTCGTGGTGTCCGAATTGGCGCGCATCACCATGCCGGGGCGCATTACCGCCGTGCATTGTATGGACATCCCGCGCAGTAATAGCGGCACCGATTCGCTGATGGACTTCCCCGGCGACATCATTCGCCTACACGAAAAGCACGGCTGGCGCTATACCGGGCGCCGCATGATCTGGAAGGAGCCGCTGGCCGTGCGTCTGCGCACCATGCAAAAGAATCTGGCGCACGCTTCACTGTGCGAGGATTCGATTGATTGCGGCGTAGCAAGTGGCGATCAGTTGCTGACCTTCCGGCGCGTCGGCAAGAATCCGGTTCCGGTACAGCATCCTGTCGGCCTGCTCGAATATGCCGGCGAGCGCAAGATTCCGCACGACGTCATGTCCTATCGTGGTTGGACGGGCAAGCAAACCGAAAACCGCTACTCGCATTGGATCTGGAGACAGTACGCCGATTGCATGTGGGACGACATTCGCATGCAGCGTGTACTGCCGTTCCGCGAGGCGCGCGAAACGGACGACGAGAAGCACGTTCACCCGCTACAGCTGGACGTGATTGATCGGTGCGTCGTGCTGTTTTCCAATCCGAACGAGATCGTGTTCACGCCATTCATGGGTGTGGGTTCCGAAGTTTATAGTCCCGTCATGCTTGGCCGTCGCGGCGTGGGTGTTGAATTGAAAACCAGTTATTACCGGCAGGCGTTGAAGAATGTCGAACTGGCCGCGCTCGGTCGCCGCGATCAGGAGGAAAACTACGAGTTGGAGTTTGACGAAAATGCTGCCGCCTGACCTACACGCCCGCATCCTCGCCGCCGACATCCGCTACGGCCCGTTCGCCTCAACCCACGAAGCCCTCGGCGTCGCATCCGAAGAGTGGGACGAGTTGCGCGAATCCATCTGGCAAAACGACTTGGCGCGCGTGCAATCAGAGTGCTATGACTTGGCCGCGGTGCTGATTCGGCTTGCCAGCCAGATCGACACAAACGCAGCATTGCGCAGCCGGAGTGTCAAATGAAGATCAAACTTGATCCCGCGTACTTCTGCCTCTCCTGCCTGCACTCCGTCTGTCCCAAGAATCAGCCAACCTGGTGTACGCTCAAGAAAGCGGCCTGCGTGAAGCGTTGCGATCGGTTCGAGGCGGCGAGAGGGCGGGTGAAATGAGCCGCGGTTTGCGAATGACCGTCGAGGAATACGAAAAGCGATTCGCGCAACAATCGAAGAATCAGAAGGCGATTGAGCGCGCATTGCCGAGCGTGGTTGAAGCGTTCTGCAAGCTGGGCGATGCCGTTATTGAAGGCGCGGTAAAGTCTCACAAGGAGCACGCCACGATGTTGGCGATGCTAGATGATGATAGCAATAAGTTGCCAGCGCCGTATGTTCTCCCCTACCCGCCCAGCGTCAACACCTACTGGCGCAACATCGGCCCAGGTCGCACGATCCTGTCGAAGCGTGCGCGCGAGTACCGCAAATCCGTGCTGGCGATCGTCGGGCCGGCAAAGCCATTGCTCGGTCGGCTGTCTGTCAGCATCATCCTGTCGCCGCCGGACAAGCGCAAACGCGACCTGGACAACGCATTCAAGGGCGTGCTCGACGGTCTCGCGCATGCCTGCGTGTACCGTGACGACGAACAGATTGACGAGTTGACGATCAGGCGCGGCCCAGTGGTCAAGGGCGGCAGGTGCGAAGTGACGATCAGGGAGATATAGCCATGATGAAAATCGCAGACTGGGCCAAAAGTCGGCCTAATGGATTCATGCCGGCAGATGTGTCGCGGATCTTCGGACTATCCCCGAAAGAGGCCAGCTACCGAGTCAGGCAATTATGTGAGTCCGGCGACATCAAGCGCAGGCGGCAGCAGAACAGCAAACATTTCCGCTACTACGCCGTCCTGCCGCCCGAAGAGCTTGTTTTGACGGAGCCGGAGCCGAGGCCGGAGTGTTTCCCGTTGATACGCTTGCCAGACGACCCCGCCATGTCACGATCAGACAGTCCGACATAGGGTGATACCATCGGACAAAGAAAAAGGCGCCAAAAGCGCCTTTTTTTGAGTCTGCGACCTGTCTATCCGTCCATTTGTGCGTTGCAGCACAAATGTTGGTTGCCGAACAGACGGATGTTTTGCGGGGCGCGATACTATGGAGCCGGCAGCTATTGACCGCATCGCGTGAACTCTAGATAATGCTAGACGAGGAGACTCTAGTTAATCCAAGGGAAAACACGATGACCGCTACGTTTACGAAGCTCTTTCAGTCCATCACCGCATCGACCATCTGGTGCGAATCTGACGGTACCCGCATCGTCTGGATCACGATGTTGGCGATGGCCGACCGCAATGGCGAAGTGGCCGGCAGCATCCCAGGCTTGGCCGGTATTGCTCGCGTATCTGTCGAGGATTGCCGGAAAGCCATCAAGACTTTCCTGGCGCCCGACCCTGATAGCCGAACAAAGGAATTCGAAGGGCGCCGCATCGAGGAAATACCGGGCGGCTGGCGATTGCTCAACTATGAGCTCTACCGAAAGATGCAGGACGCCGAAAGCGCCAAGGAAGCGAAGCGAAAATGGTGGCGCGAGAACAGATCAAAGAGCGCACTAGATCAACAACTAGATAATGCTAGTGAATCTAGATCAGACTCGATGCAAGCAGAAGCAGAAGCAGAAGCAGAAGCAGAGAATAAGCACTCTCTTTCCATTACAGAGAGCGGCGCCGCCTGCCTCGCCATGCGCAAGCACATTCCCACCGTCAACCCCAGCGACCCACGGCTAAAAGCCCTGATTCAAGCCGGCGCAACCACCGAGGAATTCGAATACGCGGCACAAAAGGCGATCGGCAAGGCAAACGCATTCGCCTACGCCCTGAAAATCGTCGAATCCCGAAGGCACGAAGCGGCCAGCATCGCCGCAAATCCAGGCAAATCCCCCACAAAACCCATGACCGAAAAACAGCAGGCCATCGCCAAGCTGCTCGGTTCACGCGCGCCAGGCGCAAAGAAAGAGAGAATCATCAATGGCTGACCTGCAAAAACTGATCGACCGCGTATTTGAGCGCCTCATGGCGTTTTACGGCAGCGCGGCCATTCACGCCAAGTTCGATGGTCTGGACATGGATACGGTCAAAGGCGTATGGGCAGAATCGCTTTGCCACTACACGCCGCATCAAATCGGGTATGCGCTCGACTGTCTCAAGGCAAACAATTTCCCGCCAGGATTGCCGGAGTTCATAGGCTATTGCAATCAGGGGGCACAGGTTATTCCATCGCCCACCAAGCGACTGGAAAAGAAGCCCTACAATCCGAATGATCCGGCTATCGTAGAAGCCCGCGAACGGTGTATGGAAACGATGCGCACTTTGACCATTGGTGGCACGCCATCGCGCGCATGGGCCTACATCGCACAGGAACGGCACGAATCGAAAGAGCACCGGCTCAATCCAGAAGAACTGGCGCTCGTAAGGGATTGCATCGCCATCGACCACGGAATGGACGATCCATGCCAGCGTTCTGCCTGACTTATCCACAGGCATTTGCGTTCTGCGTATCATGCGCGTAAATTGCGCCCAATCTGCTATATGACATTTTGAGCGTGAATAAAACCTCTCCCCGTACCAAGCGCGCTATCCGATATGTATGGGAAGGAATGACGCGCTATGCCGCTGCAAACAAGGCGGGAATCACACAGCGCACCATCTATCGCGCATTCCCAAGCGGATCGACCAACACCACGACTTCGCCAATCCCTGAGCCTGTATCGGTCAAATTGACTGCCGAACCGCTGTTCTTGAATGCGGGCCTCAAAAGCGATTACGACGAAAAACAGGGTAATCCATGAATCCGCACGACATTACCGCTGAATTTGAACGTAATCTCGCGGCCTATACTGGCGCCAAGTTCGC